TCGCAATGCAAGCTGCGAACCCTGGACGCCTGGTGTTAACAGTGCACGAAGCGCAGGGACAAGACCACGAGTCAGTCGCACTGGTCAGGTTGAAGCTGCAAGACGACCTGATATACGAAAGTCCAGGGCACATCTGCGTCGGATTGAGCAGGCACAAGCGTCATTTCGAGTACTTTACGGTAAACACCGGTGACATGACGTCAACGCTACTTGGAAACGACCCTATCGACATGTCCACAACTGCAGAGCTGGAAAGCACGACAATGCGGCACGCCGCTACAGTCGAGACAATGCCTGTGCAACCACCACTGTCCAGATGGAAACTCTGGCGACGAAGTACAACAGATTACTTGACGCATCCTGTTGCACAATTCATTTCACGCATCAACGGCCAGACCGGCCGCTGGCGCAATCAGTGGTTGCGTCTTGTGCACTACACAGTCTGGCCACCCGACACACACAGCGAGGTCAACTTCGAAAACGCCATTATGGCTGCACAAACGACTCTTGATTTGCTGTACGAGCCGGTAGACCCTATTGCTGCTGCCAGTCGCGCACACGACTCACCGTTCCCACTTGAACCTGAGTTCCAGGTGAACTACACGAAGCTGCTTAGCTTCAGGCCAGCCGTTTACACAGCTTGCACTCCGTTGCTGCAAGGTCCGCAACCTGCTCGACTGGGTAAGTCAATCGGAGAATTCCTTTACTCCATCAGGATGCGCAACACTGGCGTGCCGCTGCTTCACCAGATTCTGGGTCCAGAAGTGATCGATGAAATGGTCGACAAGTTCTTTGCCACGTTCATTGATGAAGAAAAGCGACGTGATGTTGCTTGCTACGCACCGTATGAGAGCGCGGAGCAGATCAACGAGTTTGTCGCAACACGCGACTCACACCAACTGAAGCAGCTAGAAAGCTTGCGACTTATGCTGGGCAATGATCGCAAATACGATGCAGGTCTTCGTCCCGTGCCTAAGTTCAGCGGCAAGGTGGACTACAACGAGGCAAGCGTGGCAGGCCAGGTGCTGGCAGCGCATTCGCCTCTCATTACCGCCCGCTACGGCGCTTACTTCAGAACGCTCAGTGAGAACATCAAGGCTAGCCTCAAAAGCCAGTGGTGCATGAACGACGGCTTGTCCCGCGAAGAGCTAAACGGCTGGACGAACCAGGCACTTTCCACTATGCAAGCGTTCGTGCCGCAGGAGATCGACTTTTCGAAATACGACAAGAGCCAGGTCGAGCTGGCGCTTATCGTGGTGTGCAAGATCATGCTGCGATTCGGCGTTCCGTTTCACGCAGTGGAAGACTGGTACCTGTGCCATTGCAACACAACACTGGTGTTCCACAAGCTAGGCATTCGAGTGCCAGTAAGCTTTCAACGCAAGAGCGGTGATGCTTTGACTTGGCTCGGCAACACGCTGCTTGTCATGGTAATACTATGCTGGGTTGACGATCTGTCAAATTCCAAAGGAGTGTTCGGCGGCGACGACTCGGTTCTTTTTCACCCATCAGGCCACGCCGTACATGACACAACAGCGCACATCAGCAAG